GCCGGTTGCCTGATCGCCGCCGAACATGGCGAAATAGGCCGGCGGACCCGTGACGGTGCTATCAGAATAGACGTTCCCGAGAAACTCCTGAGATACGGGCATGAGCGGAACGAGCGCCGTTCCAACCCGAGCGTTCAGGGTCCGGATAATCACAAAGTCATTCACCGGGATCTGGATCAAGTTGGCATCAGCGGCCAACGTATAGGACTGACTGGTCTGAGCCGGCAAAAGGTCCAAGTCGCGCTGGATGCGCAGCTCGGCATAGTTCAGCATCTGCGGCGTGATGTTGGTCAGGTCCGGGTCGACGAAAAAGTTCACCCCGTTATTGACCCCGACCTGGGTCACGGCCAGCGTCCCGACGGCATTCATATAGCCGTTGAACGTCAGGGCGGTTGGGGCGAAATCGGCCATCAGGAGACCACGAAATAGATGGGATTGGTCGCCGCCACATTGCCAGCGGAGTCGGTAACCGTAAAGATCAGCGGATAGGTGCCCGGCGTCGTCGGAACGCCAGATACGATGCCTGTGGCCGGATCAATCGACAGGCCGGGCGGGAATGACGACACGCCATCCCAGATCACCAGATTTCCGCTTTCATCGGCCCAAAATACCACATGCCCATCCGCCGATTCCCAAAACACCTCTGCGGGTGGAACCGCAAAGGTATATGGCGGAACGCCCTTGTAGGCGATGAGCTGGAAAGTCGTGAAGATTCCCACCGAAAGGATAGTCTGGGGCGCAGCGTAGATCTGAAGCGAGCACAGCGCCGGCCCAATCTGGGGAATCTGGGCAAGTCCGCGCGGCAGGCCAACCAGCGCCGTCTTGATGACCGTGGCTGGAGTCAGGAGACCGCCGGGTACGATCGGTAGGAAAGTCTGATAGGTGAGCGCCATGGCGGACGTGACGGTCACGCTGAAGAAGCCACAGGCATTCGGATCGGTCAGCCCCAGAACGGACACTTGGGCATTGGTCTGCAGGCCATGCGGCGCGGAGCAGGTGACGGAGATGATGTTCGAACCGATCGACGTTACCGATATCAGCGATAGCGGGACACCATATTTGACCCGGCCAAACTGCGGCATGACCGCATTGGCATCCAGCGCGGAAGGATTTCCGATCGGCCAGCATCCACCGGATTGCTCATCGGCGAAGAATGGTTCGGTGCGCGGTTGCTCGATTGGAACTGGATCTGGCGACAGGACAATCGCCCGGAGCTGCTCGTTCGGAGTGTCATAGCAATCGGAGCAGACGAAAATGTAAGTTGGCATGAGCGCTGATCCGCGCCAGGCGAACTGATTGCGCAGCTTGTATCGTTGCGTCCAAATCCCGCACCGATCGCATACGCCCTGCGCTTGGGGATTGCTCGGATTGGTGAATGCGCGGCCGGCCTTGGAGGCGTATGCCATCACGTCCGCCAGTACGAACTAATCACAGGCGATACGAAAAACTGAGCCGTCTCCACGTTTTGGTCTGCGAAGATGTTGTACGCCTCATCGGCCATGCCCTTCAGGGCGGTGGCCAGGGTCGGATTCCAGATGATCGCGAGGCGAGCTGCCAGCGCAAAGGCGTATGCCTCCAGGGCGTAGTACGGGATTTGGACCTGCGTGGCGCCCTGAAGCACCGAGTCCTGGATCTGCAGCATTCGGTAATAGTTGAACGACGCCTGATTTCCGTCCGGGACCTGCCACAGGGTGACAGTCGGCGACAGCAGGCGGTCGAACCAATAGACCGTTGGAAATCCCTGCTGCTGCGGATTGGGATAGGTAGCATACTCGGACCGGCTGATCGGCAGCAGGATGCGATTGTTGGTCGGGAAATCCGTGTTGGTGACCACATAGCCATCCAGCATCGCCACCGTATTGGCCAGAACGCTGTAGGTGGATTGTCCCTGGATCAGCGGAACGGTCTGCAGGTCCACGGCCCACAGGTTGACGCCCTGAGCGCTCCAGCGTGAATTGATCATGTTCGCCGCCATCCGGGCAGAGAACAGATGTTCTTGGGTTATGGCTGTCGGTCGCACGCCCGCGATGTGGAACGCGTAGAGCGTGATTTCCCCGAGATTCGGGTTGAAGGCGAAAGTTCCAGAGGTCGACATTCCTGACCTCCGATCAGTAGGGAACCGCGCTGTTTTGTGAAACGGTCATGCGCACCGATCCAGTTCCTGCCGTCACGTTTACGCTGATGAAGGTAGGAACGAAATTATACCAGGTCTGAGCCGTTGCGGTCGCATTCACCAGCCCAACGTCGGGGCAGTTGACCCAGGTCATGGAACCCTGCGCGATCGGGCTGACAGGGTCATTAGGATCATCGAAGCTCTGCTGAACCGTATAGGTCGCCGTTCCGGTCACGACGCACTGAACGCCCACCTGAGATCCGGCCCATGAGTCGAGCCGGATCAGGGTTGAGCGACCAACGCCCGTTTGCGTCGTGGTCCTGGGTTGCATGAATGGTTCTCAGGCGATGGAGATCAATCCATCGTCTCCTCTTCAAGCTTGCGGCCTGGAGCAGGCGACCCATGACGGGCCGAGGAGAACGGATGGGAGTCGGCGCCGGTACGGCCGCCGGACTTCCGCGGCATCCGGCCCGCGTGATGCTTGGCCAACTCGCCATGCATGTGGACTTCCTTGACGTGAGACTTCAGCTTGCCGCCGCTCTTGCGTTCGGCGCGCTTGGGCTCCTTCAGCTTGCCTTCGTGGTCCACATGGTGAACCCGAACGCCGCCGCCCTTCTTGCGCTCACGGCGGGTCTTTCCGCCATGCTTGCGCTCCTCGGCTTCCGCGTCGATCTTGCGGTTGTTGGTGCGGGATTCCGGCTTGTCGCGCAGATCCTCTTCGGCCTCGTTCACTCCGCCGGTGTTGCGCATCTTGCGGTGACCGGGATGAACGCCATGCTCGGCATGATGCATCTCATGCTCGCCGTGGTGCTTGGAGTGCTCTTTCATGGGTCAGTACCTCAATCAGGTCTGCGCTACGCCGAAGAGGCCGGCGACAGAGCCGATATTGTAGAGCGGCGGGGACTGGGTGACGACGAAGCGGTTCGCCCCAATGGAGGGCGTGTTGGTGTAGGTTCCGCGCACATCGCCCGTGGTCGTGGTCGACGGCGTGGTGACAGCGGACACATATCCCGTCGCCGAAACGATCGGAACCGGATTCAGGGACGCAGCATAATAGATCAGCACATCGCCAAACGTGTCTGACCGAAGCGGGAGGCCGAAAATGTTGGTGGTTCCGACGCTGAAGGTCACGGCCTGGGTGCCCGAGGGAGTGACCGAAGCGATGTACTTGAACGCCTTCTTTCCGTTCACCGCCGTTCCGCCGGTCGACCCCGTGGTGAGCGGGATGACTTCGGTCATCGGCACGCCGTAGATGTCATATCCAGACACCGTGAAGGTGATCGAGGCGGACGGCGCGGCGGAAACCGGGGTGATCGACACGGCGCGAGCAGATAGCGCCTGCGGGTTCCACATCTGGATCGTACCAGACGATCCGAACGGTAGGCGGCAGGCGGCCACGGCATCAGTACCGGCCACAGTCGAGCCCTGAGAGCCCGTGATGGTGATCGGCGCACCAGAGGTTCCAGCGGCGAACGGTGCGCCGCTGACGGTGTAGACGCCAGTGAACCCAGTTCCAGAGGCGGTCGTTCCGATCGCCGGGCCATAGCCAGTGACGGTCGTTCCAGCCGGAATGCCCGTTCCGGCAAGAGTCATGCCGACCACGATCGGAAGCACCGTCGTCGAGGTGGTGATGATCAGAAGATTGCCAGCGACGCCACTCGTGCCGTTGGAGACGTAGCCACTCACCGAAGTGTAAGCGTCTAGGGCCAACAGGCCAGTGACGTTGACGCCCGTATTGGAGTTGGTGGCGCTGATCCCTACGGCCACGCCAGTCGTGGCAGAGCTAGCCGAGACCAAGGTAACCGGCGTTCCGCCCGTTGTGGCCGCAGCGGCAGAAATGGCCACGCCAGAAGCGGCAGGCGGCGTGATATTCAGGGTAGTGATCGCGGTCGTTCCCAGCCAACCACAGGTGGCCGCGCCAAAGTCCTGGCCCGGATCGTAGTTGAACGGCATCCGGGGGTCCATGATCCCCTGCCCAGAGAAGAACAGGGACGGACCCGCTTCCGGATTGTAATCTGCGTATTGCGCCTGCCCGAAACTTACGTAGGGGCCAGCATTTGCCGTGATGGTCATGTGCTAGTTATCCCTGAGCATTACGAAGTCGGGAACGAGCCCCAGGTAGCGCGGGGATTGTAGTAGCTAAAGCTATACCGCTCGTAACCCTTCACCAACAGATTGTCGGTCACGAAGTCAACCTGCATATCCGTTTCGAACTTGATGCGGCTCATATACGACAGGCCGTCGATATTGGTGAGCATGAACCAGGCGAACGGCGAGGTCAGGAAGTCGTTGACCATATAGCCTTCGGGGAGGCCGCCACCCGTCGAGTGAATCGCGTTCACGTCGTTGTCGGCGGTTCCGGGGCGGAGCTCGGTCTTGGTCAGGCGGATCGCGACCGGCTCAAGCTGCGGCGGAACGATCAGCTTGCGGCCACGGGCGAAGATCTTCAGGCCAGCCTGATCCCGGAAGTTGGTCCGGATGGAGATCATGCCATTCAGCATGGTCGCCTCGTTGAGGTCGACCTGCGTGGTTGGGGTGTTGGCGTAAGTGTTTCCATCAATCGGGTGTGCAGTCGAATATAGCGCAACGCCGTCTCCACCGACGTTCGGGTTGTAGACCGTTCCCGTATTGAAGACGTTGGCGGCAAAGATCTCTTTGGTCTGATGGAATGATTCGATCAGGCCTAGGTTCGAAGGGTGGAACTGGGTCTTATAAAGGTTGTCGTCGATGGCCTTGCGGGTGATCGCATAGCCAAGGGCCAGTTCCATATGCTCTTGGTTCCACAGCCAACGCTCACCAGCGTTGTTGTCGAACTGGGTCTGTCCGCCCTCAGTCTTTAGCTGAGCCAGCCCCAAGTAGCGCATCTCAGCTGTGCGCTCCAGAGCCATCTTGGAGTCGTGCTTGGTGAAGATCTTATCCCATTGCGATGGGATCATCTCATATTTTCCCTCGACCCCACGAAGTCCGGGGAGGAGGAGATCTCGAATTGCCGAAAGGTTAACAGCCATTGTTCAATCCCCCGGCTTAATTCTGAGCCGTGAGGCTCTTGGTCTCGACGTTGTTGAACGCCACGACAGCTTGCGCGAAAGCGCCGGTTGCCGTGCCGTTCGCACCCGGAGGGGCGGTCAGCAGCGAGACGATGCGGAATGGAAGGGTCGCGGTGGTCGCCGTCGATCCCCCGGTGATGTAGGCGCCCGAGATGCCGTTGGCGGTGTTGCCGGTTCCGTAGGCGAACTGGACATTCAAGCCGACAGAGGCGGCGGTCAGGCCGGTCGCATCCGACTGCACCAGGAATTGGGCGTTCGGATCGTTGATGTAGTAGAGGGTGACGGAATTGGTCGAGGCGACGTCCGTACCGGGCCAGTAATGGTTCCAGACGGTGCGGCCCTGAGATTGCGACAGATAGTGGCAACCGACGAAGATGCCTGCGATCACGCCAGTACCAGGGCCGGGACCAGTAGTAGCGCCAGCCAAGGTTCCATCGCTCAGGCGGAACAGCGGGTCGCCAAAGAAGATGGCGGCGGTGTTGTAGTCGCCAGTCCCTTCAATCTGTTCGTAGGTCGGCGATGAGCCGGTTCCGCTACGTTGTTGGAAGCCAAACGGCGCGAACGTATTCGCCACGACGGGTCTCTCCGTAGAAGGAAAGCCATCGTCGAGCGCCGGGCCGACTGAGACTTGGATTAGGCGAAGCG